CGCCTGGCCGATCTGTCCGGCTGCGTCGGCCACCAGGCGGCCGATGGAGGTGAAAATGCCGGAAATGAAATTCCAGACGCCGACCACCACATCCCGCGCCCAGCGAAACGGGGTGGCCAGAAAATCGTAGACCGCGCCGCCAATGGCCTTCAGGCCGTCGAGCAGAGAGATATCTCCGCTCAGCACCTGCCAGACCGCATAGACGATCTTCCCAGCGGCCACGAAGGCCTCGCCGATCATCCGCACGGGCAACAGAAACTTGTAGATGAACTTGGCGGCACCGACCAAAGTGCCGACGATGATCTTGCCGACCCAGACCACGCTGCGCACTACGACCGCCAGGACACGAACAATGAGAGACAGGTTCCAGGCCACGATCTTGAGTACGAAAGCCAACCCCTGAAGAAGCACACCGGCGACAGTGCCGATGACTGTGCCGAACGTTCGCCAGGACGAACCATCGGTGGCGCTGGCCGCCACACCGAATATCTCCACCACCGAAAAGACCGCGCTGGCCAGTGCCGCATAGGCGCTCATCAGGGTGCGGACGGTCGGCTCAAGGATGGCTCGGATGCGCCCAAAGGCATGGGAGAACGCGCCCCACAATCCGGCCATGGCCTCACGAACCCGGTAATAGGCCTTGAAGACGGTGACCACAAAGCCCAGCAGCCCGGCGGATTCGAGCTTCTGCGCCAGCTCGGCCGACATCTGACCCACGCCGCCGCTGAGCGAATCCACCAACGCCTTCATACCTTGAAACACCAGCGAGACCTTGTTCCAGGCCCCGATGATGATCTCCTGAATGCCGCCGAAGTTTGTTTCCCAGGCGCGTTTGAGCAGATACACCGACAAGATCACACCCGCGATGATCGCGGTGACGGGAAGAAAATAGGTCGCGACCGCCGAACCCACCCCGGCCAGCGCGGCGCTGATGGCCACGACCCCGGCCTTGATGCCGGGAAGCATGAGTCCTACCATGCCCACGGCGGCGGTGACGGCTCCGGCCACGAGCAGAATGGTGCCGATGGCCAAGGATAGTCCAAGGACAGCCCGGGTCACGCCCGGCATCGATTTGGCCAGGCGCTGCAGGGAGAGAATGACGCGGGAGATGCCGCCCAAGACCGGCGTCACCACCGGCAGCAAGGTGCGTCCCAGAATTTCACTGAGGTTTGCCATCTGCTGGCGCACGAGCAGGAATCGGGCTCCGATGTCCTGGTTCATGGCGTCGGCCATCTGTTCGGTGACCGCCGTGCCGGTTTTCATGGCGCGACCAACCGACTGGATACTGCCCTCGAGGGAATCCACTCCCGCCGACATCTGCAACAGGAATTTAACCGCCTCGTCGGAGCCGAAAGCTTTTTTCAGTTTCACCTGCGCGGCGGCGTTGGAAAGATCGGGAAACTGGCGCTTGATCTCCTGCAGGATGGGAACCACGCCCTTGAGGCGGCCGCTGGTGTCGGTGAAGGACAGGCCGAGTTCATCACCCGCCTCGGCGGCCTTCATGATGAACGCCTTGTACAGCGTGCCCGCCTCGGAACCGGGCATAGTGGTTTGAAGCTGACCAAGCACGGCGAGCTGCTCGTTTAGCGGGATATTGCTCGCCGCCGCGACCGCACCGATGTTTTTGATGGCGTCCGCCATCTGGGTGCCATTGGTCTTGAACGAGGCCACGGTCTGCGCCATGGCCCCGGAAAAGGCGGTCGCCCATTCCATGTCGGTCATGTCAGCCATGATGGGTTTGAAAATCCCGTAGGCCGTGGTGAAGGTGCCCACCATCTCCTGGGTGGTGGCCTTGGTTGCCTTTGCGGTCATGGCGGCCATGGAAGTGAAAACACCCACGGCCTCGTCGCTCAGGTTGGACAGGGCCGATTTCACGTCGTAGGTGGCGGCCACAAAGGCGGCCTTATCGGAACCGGACCATTGGTTGGTGAAGGATTCGGCGGCATCTTCGATGGCCCGCAGATCCTGAACGCCCAGCGATGCCAGCTCACCCAGTGCCTTTTGAGTCGCGGCGGTGGAGGCGACCAGGGCGGCGGGCACGGCCATCAGGGCCAATCCAGCCCCCAGCATCATGGTGCCTTGCTGGATGCGATCCAGATTGCGGGTCATCCGCTCGCTGGCATCGGCCACGGTGGAGTCCAGATCCATCATGGAACCACGGACGCGCTGCGCGTTCTGCGAAAACGCATCCTTCATCGATACCACTATGCCCAGTCCGAGATCACCGTTCATTTATGCCGTTCCGTTTGCTCTCGTTCAAAATCAAGCTGCCGCTCAAGAGCCTCGACGAACTGTCGCCTGACTCCGAGCGGCAGTGAGCGGGTTTCCGAATAGCCCCAGTGCAGTCCGCCGTAAGCGAGAAAAAAAACGTCGCTTACAAGCGAACTCCGGGGAACAAAAAAGCCGGTTCCGCCTCCAGGCGGGTACGGATACGGGTGCCGCAGCCGTCGCATTCCATCTCGACCGAGGTGTCGATTCCGGCGTCCACCCGCGACATCTCCTGGCGCAGGGTGCTGCGGTCGCGCATCGACATTTCCGCCAGGCTTTTCTTGGTGGGTGCCTTGCCGTCGATGTCGAGAATCCGGATCAGCATGGCCGAAGTGATATTCGGCTCACGCAGGTTGGCCAGGCGTTTTTCCTTGTTGCCATCGAGATAGCCGAAACGAACGGCTTTCTTCGAGCCGGGCAGTTTGAATTCGAACTCCCGCTGTTCCCCGTAAGGCGTGACCTTCAGCTCTTCGAGGTTGACGGTCACGTAGTTGGTCATGCGGCAGGCGGTGTTGGGGCAGCTCAACTCCAGCTCCACCTCGTCACCGAGAGAGATCTGACGCAGGCGGACCAGGGCAAAAAGACGGTCTCCCGACAACAGGTTCATCACCTCGCCGATATCCGGATCGGTCTTGTCGCCTAGCTTCACGAAACAGTTGCGAAGCACCTGATTGATCGCCTCTCCGGAACGGATCAGGCGCTGGTTGGTCAGTAATTCTTCTTCGGCACCGGTCATCTCCCGGAGCTCAAGTTCAATGCCGCTTGGCAGTTCAAAGCTGTACATGGTTGATCCTCCGGTTTAGGTCCAGTACTGGAAGCAGATGGTCAGCTTCTCGATGGTGTTTTCGGTGTTGCCACCTTCAAGTTCGTCGTATTCAAGCGCCTTGACCCAGGCTCCATGCAGGGTCCAGCGGCGGGTCTCGTTACCGGTACGGTCGTAACGGACAACGTCGATATCGCGCATGTAGTCGGCCGGAAGGCCGCCGGTAACGGCATTCACGTCCACCTGTTTCTTGATCCATTCCCGGGCAGCCTCGTCGGAGCCGTCCTGCAGGTTTCCTTTCTCGAGGGTGATATCCTCGAACTTGACCCGGCCAGCCACCTTCTGATCGAACATCGAACCGGCCGGGGCGAAGGCCACTTCCTCGAATTCCGTTTTGGGCTCCTGTCCCTTGTGGAACAGAGCCACGTCGAAGCCGTTTACCTCGATGGCGAACTGCCAGTTCTGGTAAAGGCTCTTGGGCATATTTCCGCTTCTCATAGCCTTGTTCTCCTGTTAGATGATTTCTTTGAAGTCCGCGCCGGTGCTGGTCAGGATGAAGTTCAACTCAATGAACTCCGCCGTCTTGGTCGGCTTGACGAACACGCGGGCCACCATTTCGTTGCGGTCGATGACCGCCGGAGTGTTGGTCTCCTCGTCGCATTGGAAGGCGAAGTCGTAGAGACCACCCTTGTCCTTGATGTCCTGCAGGAAGGGGTTGATCAGGCGGCCGAGGGCACGCCAGGTCTGGGGATGGTTCGGCTCGAACACCACGAAGCGGGAGGATTCCGAGATGGCTTCCTCCATGAACATCATCAGACGGCGGACGTTGATGCGGTCCACGGCCGAGGGCTGGCTCTGCAGCGTCTTCTGCCCCCAGATGTTAATGCCGGTGTCGGGGAACACGGCAATCACGTTGACCCCCTCCGGATAGAGCACATCGCGTTCGCCTCGGCTGGTCTTGTAGGCCAGGGACAGAGTGTTGAAGATGCGGCCACGGTCGATACCGGCGGGCGCGTTCCAGACGTTGGTCTTCTGGTCGCTGCGGGCGATGCATCCCGCCACCGCGCCGCAGGGCGGCACCAGCTTCTTGCGCGAGTTCACCGGATCGCTGATCTCCAACCAGGGGTAATAGAGCGCCGCGTAGGAGGAGTTGAAGGCCGCGTGGCTGTACATCCCTTGTCCCTTGCGGAAGTCGACCGCTTCGAGCGGCTCCAGATGCATGGGCGTGTCGCCGATGAACAGCAGGTCCTTGCGCCCTTCGGCATAGGCGATTCCGGCGTTGATGACCGGCACCGTGGTGACGCCGGGGACCATCAGCAGGTTCAGTGCGTCGATCTCGTCAAAGCCATAGAGGCCGGTATGTTGCGAGGGATCGCCGATGAAATCTGCATCGGCCAGATCGGTCAGCCCGTTGTCACCGCCGCCGAGCATGAACACGCCCAGTGCCGGACGGTCGCCGGGTGTTCCCATTGCTGCGGCCAGATCCTGGACCAGGATGAAATCCGAGCGGTCGTTGATCGCCAGCTCCACATGGTTGGGCAGCGTCTCGTCCATGCTCAGGTCCTTGAACACCTCGACCACATCGCCTTTGTGCCGGACCACCAGGTTGAAATGGTTGGCCGGATCGAGAGAGCCGTCCTCGATGGAGACGGAGAGCCGGTCGCCCCAGACGCCTTCGTTCACGGCTTCGATTCGCAGGGCGTCGGCGGGCGTGGCCTCCCGGTTCTGCAGGACGATGAAAGACTTGAGCGCTGTCAGCGTGTCCCGGTCGGTGGGATCGGTGAGATGGGCAATGCGGATGACATAGAGGACCGAGCCGCCGTTGTCGAAAAACGCCCGGGCGGCGTAGGCCAGATAGCTCTCATTGATGTAGGAGCCGAAACGGTTGATGAACTGCTCCCAGCTCGTCACCAGCACGGGCTTGTTGATGGGGCCTTTCTCGGCCACCCCGACCATGGCGGCCGACGAGGTCGAGATCTGCTTCACATAGAAACTGAAATCCGTTTCCCGGGTGTAAATCCCGGGCGATAGATAGGTCGGCATGGTTATTTCCTCCGCTTGCTGGTGGTCTTGGCCTCATCGGTTCCGGCGTCCTCGGTCGCAGTAGGCGTTTCCGGTTCCGGTGCCGCGCCGCCGGTCAGGTCGGTGATGCGCACCAGGCCGCGTTTTCCGGCGGTCTTGATCTCGGCTGAGAGATCCTTGCGGGCGATGCTCTTGCGTTCTCGCGGCCCGAGGTGGAGGGTTCCCTGGCCGGAGAGGTTGAACGTCAGGGGTTGGAACTTCAGGTTTCTGATCTCGATCACGGTTGTTCTCCTTTACGGTTGAATGGTTCGTTGCTCTGTCACGTCGCCGTGAAACTGGAAGGTCCGATCCCGGATCAGCCGACCGTCTCGCAGGTCGCCGTCGTACACCGGGCAGGATTCGATGCGGATGCGTCCGGAGCTCTGCCGGAGGTTGGAGAGATTCACCCGGGCCAGGCCGCCCAGAGGAACCAGTTCCGTGAGGTTCAGGCTGCCCTGGTCGGCGATGACGACCACCGGGTGGAGCTGGATAAACCGCGACACCGACTCGTGAAACTCCAGCAGCTCAGACTCCCTGCCCACGGTCACCACCAGGTCGAAATCGAGGTGATAGAGCCGGGGGAAACGACACTCCTCGAAACTCAGATCCGCGACATTCTTCTCGAACAGGCGGCTCTGGCTGCGGCGAAAGCGGTCTTCCGTCAGCTTCGGCCCCTGGAGGATGACGCTGGGGGTGCGCTGGACCTCGAACAGGTCATCCGGGAACACCAGCACGGTGTCCGGGTGGATGGCCTGCTTGGCCAGGCGGATCAGGGTTTCTGTGACGGTCTGTATCGTGCTCAAAGGACGCCTCCGTTTTCTGCCTGGTTACTTACCGGAAGCGCTGGCGATGTGTCGGAGGCTCAAAGCGCGGAGCGGATCGCCTCGCGATAGTTCTGGAGGATCTGCTCGCGGTACTTCTCCATCACCGGATGCAGAAAGGGTCTGGCGGGGATGAGGATGGTCGCGCCGTTCGGATGTTTGATGGTGGCGCCGTACTCCATGACGGCACCGATGTTCACCATGTCTTCCCCGTCCTTGTTGACGGTGCCGCGCAGCAGGCCGACGAACGCCTTGTCGGCCATGATCTTCTGGGTGATGGCGTTGACGAGAAAGCCGGTGTCGATGAGTGCCTTGCTGGAACCTTTGCGCTCGATGGTGCTCTCGGCGAGTTTCACGAAGGCCTGTCCGCCCGGGGCCTGGGAGCGAATCCCCCGCTGGATCTCGCGCACCAGAAAAAGAGCGTTGCGGATCGTGGCCTGACGCAGGGCCGTGGCCAGGCGTGGCCCCATGCCGGAGGTCAGCTTGGCGCGGGCCTTGTCCCAGTCACCGGTCCGCCTAACGCCCATTGAGTTTCACCAGTTGCAGGTTTTTGTGGGTGACGGTGCCGAAGAAGTGTTCTCCTCCCACACTCTGTATGCGATAGGTTTCCCTGTCGGTGGCCAGGCGGTCTTCACCCTGGACGTCGGCATCCGGAAGGACACAGGCTAGCGCGTCGATCTTGCCGCTCAGCTCCTCCGGCGGGGTTTCGTTCAGTTCGAGGGGGATGACAGAGATTTCCGCGTATTCGGCATCGTCGGTACCGTAGAGCCGCTCGCCGGGAACCACGCGCAGGACGCGTGCGGTCTGGCCTGAGGAGAGGATCAGCCGGGCGACGTCGGCCACGGCTTCTGCGCGTTCCCAGTCATTCAACAACATCGAGGTCGATTCCTTGTTCGTAGATGACCGGCGTGAGGCCGCCCGGAGTCAGGATGTAGGCTTCCTGGTCGAACTGGGTGGCCGGGCGCAACTCGGTGAGCCGCTGGCGGTAGTCGGCGAGCAGATCGGCCTCGAGCTTGGCCCAATGGCCAGGCTGGCCGGTTTTGTCCACCCGCTTGTCGCCGCTGGAAAAAGAAAAGGCGTTGGCGGTGGCCGACCGCATGACCTGGCAGGCGTGGATCTGTGCCATGATCACCAGGAGCTCCCGAACCTCTCCGGAGGGATCGGGGATGATCTCTCCGGCCGTTACCGTCAGCGTTTGGTCAAGATCGCGGCCGACTCGAAAAACGGCCTTCCGGACGCATCTATCCAGAGTCTGGTCCTC